TGTATTTGATTCTAATCTGTAAATACCATCGTGGTGTACAAAATAAACACTGTCATGTACTTCAACAATGCCTTCTGGTGCAATGTTACCTATATTAATTTTTGATTCTTTTCGCACCCAGCTGGTTGGAGAAGAAGGATTTACTACATCCAGGACAAATATAGCCTGGGCTTTAAATACAATAAGTCTACCAAACAATTCTGATAACCCTGTAATCTGTCCCCCTTCACGATCTGGAAAAGGAATTACATTGCTGACTGGTCTTACATCGTAAGCATTTAATTCACTGTACGCTACCCAATCATTCTGCACTTCGTTTTCATTACCAGGATCCAAAACAATATTACCTAAAAATAATCTGCCCTTTAAGATCTTGGCATACTGTGCATTAATTTTGATTTTAGTTTCTTGACCATAAGGATGTTCTCCTAACGAAGTCGATCCTTTGTCTATTATAGCAATTTCGTTTACATCTGCACTTACAACAGCAGAAACATCTGAAAATGTAGATATAATTACTTCGCTATCGTTCCAGTTTCCACTTTGTGGTCCTTTATCTACCTCAATCATAGTAAACCCTAACTGCTCATCAAAAGTAGTGTAGGCTTTTTCTATTTTAAATGTTTTTGAAGTAGAAGAGGGTTTTGTTGCTGTAAACTTTTGACCTACAATACTATTTATCTTCATGGTTCCATCGGTATCTCTCCAGGGAGCCATTGTAAAATCTCCATTACTATCTTCGCTGGGCTGTGGCATAATAATACCCATGTATTTCCCAGCAAATGCACCTTCGCTTTTGGTGCTTACAATCGTTTTCCATCCTGGTCCAAAATTTTCTCGATACATTTTCCAGGATTCATTATGAAAACGACCATTCATATTATCATCAGTTGTTATTTTATACCATCCAGTTACCGATAAATCTTCTGCTTTTATTGGAGCGTATTTACTGTGTTCTCTTGCATTTGTGAGGGCAGTAATTGTTTGACTTGACTGACTTGCAGTTACTGGTATATCTATTACAAAATTAGTTGAATTGGTAATTTCTACAATCATCGCTCCACTGGGGATCCCAGTTGGACCAGTCATTATATGCCCAAGTGCTATAGATCCATTTGCACTGTGAGTAATGGTAGTTCCACCATTTGTATACTCAACTCCACTAATTGTATAATTGGGATAACCTCTGGTTACTTGTAAATCATTACCAATTACTTGATTTACATAAATTTTTTCATAGTTTTCAGCATTTACACCTTCACCATCATCTTCACTTCCCTGTGAATTTCCAACAGTCAAATCTCTAAATCCTAATCTGTATGTTCCATTTTGTACTACATTACCCGATGCATTATTAACAGTTATTGTTGTGTCTGTAGAGGTTAAATCTTCATTTAATGTAGCCCCTGTCGCTTCATATCCTGTAATCGCATCTACTGTTTTAATTTTTTGTTTTTCAAAAGATCCAACCTTAATTGCAAATTCACTATAGTAAGTTTCCCATTGATATTTATCATTATCAGTAACCCCACCTACGTTATTTGTAACATTTCCTGTGCTTCCATCATTTAACCAGTTTTTTATTGCATTGTCCTGGTCTTTTACAAAAATGGTCTTATCATTAAATACTTCAAAATTCATAACCAGTTCTGTATCTGCTGATGTTGTTACATTAAGGGTATCATCTCCTGTATCTACAAAATTATAAGAAGTAATTAGCTTATATGTTTCATACACTCCACTTAATTTATCTGCACGATATACATTAATTCCTGTAATACGCTTACTCATAGTGGATATAGGTAAATTCAACACAAGTTTTACTTCTGATTTGCTTACATCGTCATTATCCCCAGTATTTGATACAACCTGCTTTAAACTTTCATCATTAATCTGTGTTTCCTGGACACCATCATAAACTGCTGTTACTGTGTATTTAACGGTATCAGATTGTCGTATTTCTTCATCGGTAACCTTTAATTCTACAGTTTTAAAAGTAAATGGATTTGTAAGCCTGTTTGCTTCAGCAAAGAATGTAGGACCGTATACAGTGTTTCCATTAAATAGACTACGATCAATATACCCTAACCAGGCACCTTTAGCTTCATTACTGCCTACCTTTGCAATATTACCTGGCAATACTCGTAAGGTATCTCCAAAGGGTATAATTGGGTTTCTGTCTTTTTTATGGTATAAAGCTGGTATATCATATTTACTGGTAACATTAATCCATCGATATTCACAATCGCCAGATTCAAACCAAGTATTTGCCAACCAACCAATGTCAGTCATTCTGTATAAATCAGCACTATTTGCCCCAGATGCATTTAGTGATTCCGATCCATATATACCAATGTAGCCTTTAGCGTGTTTAAAAAACACTTCGCCACCATGTGTTTCGGTTACACAATCAGCAAAACAAGTAGGATTCCATTTACTCTTGACAGATCCATCTTCTACAACAGCTTGGTTATTTATAGTTACTACTGATAGCCCTGTGCTGACGGAATACAATTTACCATTTACTTGAACAGTCGGACTGCTAACACCATCAAAAACATCATCTGTACCGACTATAAGATATGTTGATCCTGGAGAATTGTATGTAGATGAAATAAATTCAATATCTGTATCATTTGCAAAAATACTTCTATTAATATCATTAAACCCTGTTAATACACTGGAATCAGAATGTGTTGAATACTGTAGTTTTGTATGTCCACTACTATTTAAATAATGAATAACCAAACTATGGCTTTTACCGTTATTTTGTCTAAAATTAGCTGATTCTATTGCTTTAAATGTTCCAACAATAGGTGTTCCATATTCTACCCAGGATCCAAAAGACAATGCATCGTTATAATATAAAATAAATCTTACCCCTGTGTTTTGAGCAATAAATAAATATTCGTGATTTACATCAGAAGATCCAAGAGATCCATTCGTTTTAAAAAAATTTGTAGAAGATATTGAAGCAAGACCAACAAATTGACTTGCTGTTATTCCACTGGTGCTAATAGTAGAAACACTATCAGAGGGTGTGATCTGGTAGAGAGCAATTCCTTTAATCAATAAATAAAGGTTACCATTAACTACTTTCATCCAAGAATCGCCAGTTGCAAGGGTTGATGATAAGTTAGAACCCACAACAGATTCAGATACAGTTCCATTACTACTGCAAGTGTATTTTACTATAAAATTATTATTAGATCCACTTTCTGTGTATGAATGATGCACATAAATAGCGTTATTAAACCCAATCATGCTTCCTGTGTAATATGTGCTTTCATCTCTGTAAGTAGCATGAAATTGAGTACTTAAATCAGCTACAGAAGAACCAACACAAGTAATTAAATTCTTTCCCCCCTGCGAAACTTTTGCAATACTTAATACTCTGCCATTCATAGATGCGATTGCTACATCATATATTTTTCCCTGTAAAGTGCTGTTGTGAGATATTGAATCATGCATTAATAAATGAGTATTATGCTTTCCACCAAAAGATTGTGCTGATGCACCAGTTGCTAATGTGTTACTAAAAAAACTACCACCCCATGTCTGGGCAGTATCTGTATTGATTCCTACTTTATCTGTATCTGGAATTACATCAGCAGATTCATATACTCCTATGGGTGTTGCTGGGCTCCCACTTGTGATAGATGTTTGTGGGGATGCATTATTTTTAATATCCTGGACTAATACCTGGTCATCTTCTGTAATGCCATGTGCTGTTGCTGTTTGAAACCATACAATATCATCTTCTATTTGCAAATGATCGGTTACATCGGGTAATGAACTATCCCACCACCATAATTTTACGGATTGATCGGTAGCTTCTACTGTTACTAATAAATATCGATACCCATCTCCTGCATCATTAATATCTCCTTCAAACTTATCCGATACAAATGTAAATATATTATGCACCGTATAGGCTTTGGATGGGCTATAAGAAGCGTTTACAAAGGTTAAGCCAATAGAAGGTATACCCGAAGCTGTTCCAGCCCCAAATGTCTTTTCTAATTTCCCTGCTTGGATCTTTAGGTTTTTTATTTCCTGGGCAACATTATCTGGAAGATCTTCAATATCAGCATTGGTTAAAACTCCATCAAATTCTTTTATGTCAATAAAATTTGCCATTAAGGATTTGGATAATTAGGGTAGATAGGATCAATTAATGAATTAGAGGAAGAATAATCAAAGGGTAACCCTTCTCCTACGACTCCAGTAGCTGGATTCTGGTTGTATTTACCCAGATATTCATAAGCCCTGGTTAAAGCATTGTTCATGCGATCTTGTTTATTTACAGTTCTCCATAGTTCTGCTTCTGCAAATTCCAGGATTGCATCGTGAAAAATAGCATTTAAATCTGGAGCTATTGCTGGGGATGCTGTGCTGTTTAATACAGCAGGTGTTTTCATGTAGTAGCAGTCTACCTTCGCAGTATTGTTATAAATATATATTCTGTTTTTAAATATAAAGTACACTGGCTCTGTGCCATTAAAGGCAACATATCCTGTGCTGAAATCTTTGACCATATCAAAAGATACTTTGCGAATAAAGGTACTGTTTTGTATTCGTATTCCTAAAATACCTAATGGTCCACCAAATGGATCCGAGTCTAATGCTCCTGCTTGTGTTGGTATAAAATAGCTACTAAAATGGCTATCTACATCGGTATCAGTAGACATAGTAATATCGGTTTTAATTACCTGTAGATCAGTTAATAAATGTGGGTGTAACGACTGAATCACTTTATCCTGGGCACGATTCAAATATCGTTCTTTGATAGTCGTAGAAAAGAGATCCCCTGCTGTATCTTCCATTCTATCGCCTAATATGGTTACCATGTCTGCTGTTGTCATAATATTTCCAGTTATCACAGCCCCAGGAAAACCCCAGGGCTGTAATCGTTATTTAGTTACTTAAGCGTAATCAGTAGGTGAGTATAACTGCTTAACTACACAATGAGCTTTTCGGTTTGTAACAACCATGTTCCCATATGTATGAACCTTCTGCACAAATGTATTACTTTGTGTGTCTTCAATCATATCGGATGCTGTGAATTTTGCACCAGAATTGAAGAACATATGTAAGTAATTTGTGTTCAAGAAATAGATTCTTCCATCTCTATCTTTCGCTGTATCTGCACCACCAGATTGCAACTGTGCAGTAACCATATCCTGGTCAGCAACAATATCAATTCCTCTGAAGTTTAATCCAGTGAATCCCATTGAACCCATTCTTTCAGACATTTTACTACCTGTTTTTCTTGGATCTATTTCGTTTTCAATCAAATCGAAAAGATACTGTGGCACAACAATTAAGTCTGGGTTTTCACCAGTTTGCGATCTTGCATTTGCAACACCTTTAGCTAAAATACGAAGGATGTAAGTATTTTTACTTGCATCAACCATATTGGCTTCAGTGATATATTGAACCCCAGCATCTGGAGAATCACCTGTAAAATCACCACTTGCATCAGAAAAACTATCATGATCTAATACTGGAGATTGCCAAAATGTGTTACTCGCTGGTGATAATGCTACAGTAATACCACCGACCGTTCCATCACCATTACCAACCAAAAGACCTAATGGATTGAAAGCATCTGTTGCTAAAGAAGTTGCAAACAAATTCTCTGCTACAGTTTTTTCTAACCCTTTTTGAAGGTTTTTGACTTTTGCACCAACAATGTTTTTGATAGCCTGTGGGCTATTCATTAACAATGTTTCTTCCTTTGTTAAAAGAAAATGACCTGTAAGCATAGTTGGCTTAAAGGATGCTGTTTGTGCAATATCTGCTTTTACTGGTGTGTACCCAGTTGCAGGACTATCTGCATTGGCGATACCATGCCTGTCACCAAACACGCTTTGACCTCCATCTGCAGATTCTACAGGTACAACGATTTCACGACCATTAAAGGTCTTTGCTTTTGCCTTCAGTATTGCAAGTAATGGATGAGACTTCTTAAAGATGTTGTCATACAAAACAGGCATATAATACTGTTGGATTAAGGCACTTAATGAAGCAGAACCAGTTCCACTTACTACTATGTTAGACATACGCTAACTCCTTATTTCCGTTATGAATTAAAAAATGTTGCCACATCAATATCTTCGTAATTCGTGATCTTTGATTG